TTTCTCGGCTGCCGTCAGTGCGGCTTTTGCACAAACATTAGATTCGCCAGACTGGTGGAATCAGGCTCCAAACTGGTGGAACTGGAAATTCGACCCTGCCACTGGACAGTTCTCGCCACCAGACACACGGTCCCCACGACGTGGCCGTATAGGCGACACAGGAGCCCCTAGAGCGCTTGGAGCCACAATGTCGGCACATAATGCTATGAACTCAAAACTGACCGGAAAACGCACCGTAACAAGCTCATTCAGAACAAACAACCTAGGTTCTCCAAGTAGCGACCATGCAGCCGGAAGGGCGTATGACCTTACAGGACAGAACCTGGGCCAGTACGCGTCGCTAGCTAAGGCGTCAGGAGGTTTTGCTGAGTTCCACGGTGCCGCTAGTTCCAGGCATCTTCATGTTGTTCCTTCACTTGCACCATCTGGAGATACATCTAGTCCGATGAGTTCCAACATGTCACCTACTGGAACCACGTACAACGGCGGAAACATATCAATTACCATTGTTGAGTCTAAAGATGCCAGAGCAACAGCAAGGGAAGTCGCTAACGAAATTATTGCTATGCAAAAGAACGAAAGAAGGAGAATGTAATCATGGCACTTTCAGTGACAGGGAGACCAGTGGCACAATCGACTTATACCGGAATCAGCTTTAATGCTCTCAAAAGAACAGCTAGGAACGGTTCAGCGTTTCGTGCAATGAATCAAATAAACTCGTTTGTCCGTGGGAAAAAACCGCTTGAATACCTGTTTCTTTATGCTCCGGCATCGTTTACCCATGAGGGCTATGGCGTTAACCTAAACGAAATACAGAGACCATATTTAGCACCAATCGTTGATGTGACTGGTGGTAAAGCACGAAAGGCGAGTTTTCAGTTCATCATTACTGACGCGGATGACTCTTTCTTTACTGCCGTAGATGATGAAATATCCTATGTTCAAGCATTTGCCGACAACGGAATACCGGTCAGTTTTAATTCAGTTCATAAACAATTAGATTCTTCTTTTTGGTACATAGACAACATGACATTTACTCATGCGCGCTCCAACCTAGCTGGCAGAACAGTGAGCGCTCAGTGCGATGTTTCCCTAACAGAGTACCTACCTTCATCAAAAAACTTCATCCAACTCCCAAGGTTTAAGTATGGGAATATTACTCAGATAACTAAGAAAAAGATTACGACTCCAGGAGTGGACCCGGACGACATTGCGGCAGCGCTTAAAGGATAAACACTTACGATGTTTCCTGATTATCCAACTGCTGACGAAGCAAAAATAAGTGCGTCATATATTCTTGCTTATGGAAATATAAATCTTCGCACCCGTCCATTGTCTCTTCTTGTCAGCGGAAAAGTTGACGCATCTTTTTGCTTCCTTCACCCGACAGTTTTTGATGATGGTACTCCGATATTTGCTTTAATACCGCAAGTATCGGATGACGGAAGAAAATTGACTCAAAAACAAGCCATAGATTTGTATCAAATTTCTAATAGGCATTTCGGCAAATTTGCATTTAAGGTAGCCGGAAAACCACCGGTACACCCAGCGCGTCTATATCAGAACGTTCTCATTGCCAGAGAACTCGCTATTTTGAAATCTCAAAAAGCGGCAGGAATAGTAGCCGGAGACGCATACTTTCCAGTATCTCTCAATCCAGACGAGAACAAACGAAATCTCAGCGGAATACTGCAAGTAACAGATTTATTTGGAGCAGCCCAAAAGTATTTCGAGGAAAACTTATTCGAGGTAACAGTTGACTACAAGATGGACATGGGCTCAGAAGTCACGTTCAAGGTCATGGATAATGGCTACAACATGATGGATAAAAACTATTTTGTGGTACGAAGGGACATCACCTACAGAGGACGCAATTACGAAATAGCCGCTGTTAATTCCGGACCCGGGGAGGGTGGTTCACCAATAATCAGTGTTTCTGCCAGAAATAAAGGGATACAGCAAATGCGCAGAGATAAACTTCCGAGAACGATAAGCGGTGGAACGGCCTACGAATACGCAGCCGCAGCTGCCAAAAAATTTGGTATGGGGTTTATTGGTCAGAAAACAAACACGGTCCACTCCACATTTAAGTCGGGTGGTTCAAATAACAATAAATCAACATGGGATGTTTTGAAAGACCAAGCGCAGGGCAATCAATATGTGGTTTTCGAAATTGACAACATTCTAATATTTGGTTCTCATCAGTGGCTAATGTGGAAATTTGGGAACTGGATGAAGGGGGGGAAGAGGTTTGTTCCATTATTATATGTACCAGGATTTACTGGAGAGGATTTAAGTAAAGTACTCATTGATTCGGACGATACCTCGAACATTTTTCAACTCGAAAAATGGCACACTTTCAATACTGACGACCAAGACCCTATGGCTGCCACGGGAAGCTGCAGTGTATTAATGCCAAACGGTGGTGCCTTGAGGCCAGGAATGACGGCCGTATGCGGACCATACCCTGACTATTTCTATGGTGGCTACATAATCACAGACGTGAACTATACTGAAGGTTCTCCAGGCCCAGCAAGTGTCTCATTTAGAACGCCAGAAGAACCCCGAAATCAAAAAGGGCTCCCAATCAAGCCAAGAACAGGTAGCAAGCCAGCAATCCCAATCCCGGTTGGAAGCGTATCCGTAGTTGCGGTGTAGGACAATCATGACTTTTTATGACCACATAGACGATTTTAGCAACCCGGTTAAGGGTAACGCTGGCGCAAAACGTCCTGTAGGGCTGTATCTGGGTAAGGTCGTTCGTGTTTCTGGGGGGATATTTATATCCATACCAACGCTTGCTCCTGGTAGTACTTTTGGCCCCTGTAAAACATTTGGAAGTTACCCAGTGATTGGTCAATCTATTTTATGTGGATTCCTTGACGGTAAATTTGAAGAACCTGTCGTAATAGGTAAATCTACTCAGTCAAAAGTCTTGAAAGATGTAGATACTCCAGTCGACAGCACCGATGGAAGTAATAAACTATATGTGGACACTCAGATAGCAAACCTGCTTTCTTATGTAAATACGCAGCTAGCGACAAAGGCGAACAACGGTCATGGACACTCTTAAACTCCCAATAGTATTTGATAAGGGTAGGGTTGGTTTGTTGCAGGAAAATACCCGTGATTACTATAACCAGGCCGTAGCTATTGCGTGCCGAATCGAAAAGGGCGAGTTGGCTCTTGAGCCAACATATGGTGTAAAAGATTCTACTTTTGAAACATTTAGGAAATCCGAGCTAAATTACACGCTTTCAACATTCTGGCCAGAAATTCGAATAGTAAAACTTGAACAAGACAGGCCTGATAAAAACGGCTCATCTCGTTTGCTTATCGATTTTGCTTTTGAGGGAGAGTAATCATGGCATCTCCGGATTTTTCGAACTACATCGACCTAACAGTAAACGACAAGCAACCAGATGAGATATACAACGAGGCTGTTGATTATGCAAAAATAGCATTGCCCGAGTTTTCTCCTCGCTCCGGAACGGTTGAGGATGCAGTTTTGCAATCAACAGCGTACATGGCTGGCGTTACATCTGGAGCGATAAACCGACTTCCGAATGGCCTCATGGAAGGAATAATGAGGTTAATCGGTGTTGTTAGAAAAGAAGCAACATTCGGTTCTGTGGATGTTGAATTTACCCTTAGCGGTGATGGACTAACGGTTCCAGCTGAAACAATTGTTTACTTCCAAACGACGGATGGAGACATAACGGTTCAATATCCATTTATTCTATCGGCCGATACAACTGCTGTTAGTAGTGAGTCGACAGTAACCGCCACCCTAACATCCCAAATCGGTGGAATCCTGCCAACAATGGACATCGGAACAATTCTTAGTTTGTCGCAAGCAAATACTGTTGTTCTGTCGGCAGCGACCGCGTCGAACGTAACGCAGGGAGCAAGAGCAGAAACCGAAGCCGAATATTTTGAAAGGGCAACTACTTACTTGGAATCGCTTTCCTCCTGTCTCGCCACGGCCAAACAGGTTGAGAACTATATTCTTGCAAACTATTCCGAAGTATATAGATGCAAGGTTTACGATTTAACACAAGCGATTACCTACGAAGCACCCGCGAGTGCCGTAAATGCTGAAAAATCCGGATACTCAACAACCGTTCTTGCGGATTCCGATTTCGTCATAGCTCTCTATCAGCTCGACTCTCAGATAGTTAGAGCCGTGACTCCTTCATTGTCTCTCTCGAGTTATGAATCAACAATTCCTTCTGGACATTACATTGGAGCATCGGTTGGGGCTTCGGCTGGAAGCTCTTCG